ATGGCACTTACAGTATTCTTTGGACAACTATATGTTGGATATGGATACCGTCTCATGCATGGAAGTATGCTAGACTTGATGGATAAAGTTGATGGAGTGCTCCTCCATAAAACTGAAGGACCTAATTTTCTCTGATGATAGTATCTGATATTGACGCTGAATGGGCTGCTAATCAATTTATTGGATACTTTGGTCGTTTTAAAACGATTGAAGATTATGTGCGTCTAACAAAAGAGGCAGCGATTGAAAAGAGAGGTGCGTCTTTATTTTCTCTCAAAGATGAATTCTTTAATGCTGATATTCATCCAGAGGAAATGGATTTCGTTATCAAACCAGTTGGGGCAAGATTTCAGCAATCAGTCCCACAGGATTATTTTTATCAGTTATTAACTGCAACGTCATCTCATGTAATCGAACACAATATTCCAGGCAGAGAGTTGCGCTGGATGGTGTATGAGAAAAATACTAAAACGATTGTTGGATTCATTCGTTTTGGTTCCCCTACTATTAACTCTAAACCTAGAAATATATGGTTGGATGAACCAGCAAACCTCAGCATATTAAATCGTCACACTGTGATGGGGTTTGCTATCGTCCCCTCTCAACCGTTTGGATACAATTATCTTGGCGGTAAACTTCTAGCATTGCTGTGTGTATCTCACTTTGCTCGCGAGACTCTCAATCAGGTCTTTGAGAAAGATATTGCTTTGTTTGAGACAACCTCTTTGTATGGTTCTACAACGTCTGCATCTCAATACGATGGTCTTAAACCATATTTGAGATACAAGGGATTGACTGACAGCAAGTTTCTTCCACTGCTTCACAATGATGTGTTTCATAAGTTGCATGATAGATTCACTCTGCTGAATAACAACAAACCTCTTACAGAGAACAAAGCCTCCTCTAAGAAACTGAAGAGACAAACCAAGATGATATCTATCATCCGTAACTCTTTGAAGGAGAATAATCAACTTGACAAGTTGAAAGAGTTTAACGATGTCATTGATATGGCATTTGGTATTACACAGCAAAAGAGATTTTATATTTCTGATTATGGATATTCAAATGTTCGTGAGGTCATTCGTGGTGATCAAGATGATTTGATCAAAGGTCCTAATTGGGACAAGTTTTATCTTGAGAACATTATCTCCTGGTGGAAGAAGAAAGCAGGTAAGAGGTATGAAAAACTGAAATCGGAAGGTAGGTTCAGAACTGAGGTCGAACTCTGGACAGAAGATGATGATATTCAGATTATTCGATAATGGAACTCAAAGACTGGCTCAACTCAATCAACTTCAATAAAGAAGATTTATCGGAACATATCAAAGACTATCCACCATATATTGTGAACCGCTGTCTATCAGGACACTTGGACTGTATTATGTTCGCTAACGAAATGAACAAGTACAACTTTCTTGATAAAGATATGCAATATTCTTTTTATCTAAATACTTTGAGGAAAAAGAAGAGATTCTCTCCTTGGCTCCGTAAGGATAAAGTCCAGGATTTAGAATGTGTCAAACAATACTATGGTTATAGTAATGAGAAGGCATCTCAGGCTCTGAAAATTCTTACTAAAGAACAGATTAATTTTATTAAACAACGACTTGACATTGGAGGAACAAAATGAGTACTACGGTTGAACCTACAGTACAGTGGTCTCAAGATCAAATGGTGGAGGTGCTCCTCAATGAACCTGACGATTTCCTGAAAGTCCGTGAGACACTGACACGCATCGGAGTTGCATCCCGTAAGGAAAAGAAACTCTATCAATCATGCCACATCCTGCACAAGCAGGGCAGATATTTCATCGTGCATTTTAAGGAACTGTTTGCCCTGGATGGCAAACATGCCAATCTGACAGTTAACGACGTTCAGCGTAGAAATAGAATTGCCAGACTGTTAGCTGACTGGGGATTGATTTCTGTTGTAAGTCCAGATGCAGTTGCTGACATTGCTCCCTTGAACCAAATCAAAGTCCTGGCATACAAAGATAAGTCGGACTGGATTCTGGAGCAAAAATATAATATTGGAAAGAAAGGAAAGACCCAGGAAACCGAATAAATAAATGTGAGTCTTTCGTGCGACTCTACGATTGTCGGAAACCCCCATAAGGAGGTACGGTTGTTACCGTATCTCCTTTTTTCGTGCCGTGCTATAAATATATCGGATGCCGAAAGGGTCCACACAATCTAATCTCGCTTTAAAAGGAGAAGTAAAAATGGGAAACCTTACACGTTACAGTGCTGCGGATCTGCCTGCTCTGCTAGATCGCATAAATAAGAACAGTATTGGTATGGATGAATACTTTGGTAGGTTGTTCGATTTACATGAGACAACATCGAACTACCCCCCTTATAATCTGGTCACGGTCAGCAACGTAGAATCGAGACTGGAACTAGCACTAGCAGGATTTAAAAAGAAGCAAGTAAATGTCTACACACAAGACGGAAAACTCTTTGTCGAAGGACAACGAGAGGATGGAGAAACAGGGACAGAGTATGTCCACAGAGGAGTGGCTCAAAGATCTTTCACTAGATCATGGACCCTCAGTGACGAGACGGAAGTTAGATCAGTTAGCTTTGAGGATGGGTTGCTGAGTATCACACTTGGTAAGGTAGTTCCCGAAGCACACAAGAGAAAAGACTGGTTCTAAATAACTAAGTATTAATACTTAACATATGGAACTTTTAATGCTCGCTATTATCGGTGGTGCTGCTTTTGGAGCATACAAATTAACACCCACTAAATAAAACTGAATATCGTCGCCGCAGAGGGGCAACTGGCACAATCCAGTTGACGCCCCTCTTTTTTATTGATAGAATGCATGGAGGAAAAACTGACTTATGACAATTAAACTTTTGCTTTTGAAATCTGGTGAAGACATGATTGCTGATGTCACTGAGATGGCATATGGCGAAGACGACTCTCGCAGAGTAGTGGGATACTATCTGAATCGCCCCTGTGTGGTCAAGATGCGCGACCCTAACGTGCTTGAAGATCAAAGTGAGGGTAGGGGACGTAAAGCTGGATTTGAAGTGTCCCTATTCCCCTGGATGCCTCTCTCCTCGGAAGAGACTATCCCTGTTCCATCTGATTGGGTAGTGACAATGGTTACACCTACTATCAAATTAACTGAAATGTACATCGAAGACATCGTAAACTATGGAAAGAACAATCAAAGCACTGCTGCTGACGAACAACCAGATTCTGATAACGCAGATTGACGAGGTAGGTGCAGACATCGGAGAACCCGACTGCAAAATGACCAACCCTTTCTTACTGAAAGATGATGGTACACTAGAACCCTGGTTGATTAGTATCTCTCGCCAGGACGTTTTTATGATTAGTTCTGATAAGATCTTGACGATCACAGAACCCATGCCCACCCTAGTTGAAAAATACGAAGAGCTCACTAAGTAATGCGTTTCTACACTAATGTTCAGTTGATTGGTAATCAGTTCCTCGTTCGGGGAGTTGAGAATGGTAGGAGGTATGAACACAGAGATGAGTTCTTTCCTACCCTGTTTGTGAAATCTAAGAGAGATTCAAAGTATCGGACATTAAGTGGACAACCTGTAGAGGAAGTGCATCCTGGCACTGTTCGGGATTGTCGTGAGTTTTATAAGAAGTATGATGAAGTCGATGGATTCGAGATCTATGGAAATGATCGATACATCTATCAATACATTTCAGAAAAGTATCCTGAAGATGAGATCAAGTTTGACATCAGTCAGATTAAACTGATAACTCTTGATATTGAGACGACTGCTGAGAAAGGATTTCCTGATGTAGAGTCTGCATCGGAAGAGATTCTTGCGATTACTATTCAGGACTACACTACCAAACAGATTATTACTTGGGGTGTCAAACCTTTTCTGAATAAGCAGAAGAATGTCACCTATCATCATTGTCCAACTGAACACGAACTGCTTGGACACTTCATTAATTATTGGATGCAAGATGTTCCCGATGTAATCACCGGGTGGAATATTCAACTTTTCGATATTCCATATATCTGCAAACGATTGAATCGCGTTTTGGGTGAAAAACTCATGAAGCGTTTCTCTCCATGGGGTCTCGTCACTGAGAATGAGATCTTCATTAAAGGTAGAAAGCAGATAATGTTTGATGTGGGTGGTGTTACCCAACTAGATTATCTTGACTTGTACAAGAAGTTCACATATAAAGCACAAGAATCCTATCGCCTAGACTACATAGCTGAGGTGGAGTTAGGTCAAAAGAAACTAGATCACTCTGAGTTTGATACTTTTAAGGATTTCTATACCAAAGGGTGGCAGAAGTTTATTGAATATAACATCGTTGACGTAGAACTTGTTGACCGTTTGGAAGACAAGATGAAGTTGATTGAACTTGCATTGACTATGGCATATGATGCTAAGGTCAACTATAATGATGTGTTCTATCAAGTCCGTATGTGGGATAACATCATCTACAACTATCTGAAGAAACGTGACATCGTTATTCCACCAAAGATTCGTTCAGACAAAAACGAAAAGTACGCAGGTGCCTATGTCAAGGAACCGATTCCAGGAAAGTATGATTGGGTTGTCAGCTTTGACCTTAATAGTCTGTACCCTCATCTTATTATGCAATATAATATTTCCCCAGAAACACTCTTGGATGAGAGACATCCCACAGCTACGGTTGATAGAATCCTTGAGGAAGAAATAAACTTTGAACTGTACAAGGACAATGCAGTGTGTGCTAACGGTGCAATGTATCGTAAGGATGTTCGTGGGTTCCTACCAGAACTCATGGAGAAGATGTATGGTGACCGTGTGATCTTCAAGAAGAAGATGATTCAAGCGAAGAAAGATTATGAAAAGACTCCTACTAAAGCACTGGAGAAAGAGATCGCCCGTTGTAACAATATCCAGATGGCTAAGAAGATCTCACTCAACTCTGCTTATGGTGC